CTTTTTCAATAGCTTTAAATTTTCCTTTATCAAATATTTTTTTAGAAAGAATATAAGTTTTAAGGTCTATATGAAGTGCTTCTGAACTGAAGTGACCGTGTTCTTTTAATCCTCCATCATGTATCAACCAATTCAAATACACCCAGTAAAGTGCATTTTGGGATATATTTCTTTGACTTCCCCACCTGATAGTAACAAGCGCATCCTTAGGAGGTAGCTTGCCGTTACACTTGATAACGGCAAGCATATCACCATCTTTTATTCCTGTTTTTAATACTTTAGCTGAAATTTTCATATTAAAAAGACATATCCTCTTGCTGTATTTCTTCTTTTTTCTTTTGCTCAAATATGTTTATTAATACGTTTGGGATATGATACAGTTTTATATACTGCTTACCATTCTTGCCTTCAATGAGTATGCCAATCTTATTCCATGACACCTGTTCGTTGCCTTGTTTGTCCTTGTAAGACTCTCTGATACATAGGTCTTTCATTTTACCCCCTTATTTTTTCTGTTAAATCATCTAATTCTTTACAAAACAACTCCAACTCAACCTTTAACGCATTGATAAACTTCTTGTCAGGTGTTACCCTTATGCAAAAAGGTTTTATGTTAGGATAGAAACTATAAAAATCGCACCACTTCCTACCAGTAACAAGTAACTGTCCTTGCACCTGCTGAAAATAATCCTTTGTCAATTCACCTGATAAGAGATAACCGATATGGACTGGACTCGTCGGGCATTTAATCTCTATCAGCCCGTCTTTTTCAACTAATCCATCAGGGCTTGCCCCATAGAGTTTATTCTTATCAGGATAGCAAAGCCCTACTGTATCAACTGTATTGCCAGTTGTAAGCTCGTAATAAGCTCTGGCCTGGTCTTCAAGTTCCTGCCCTCTCTGCATATTAGCATTTGTATATGTAGCTTCACTTGTCTGTGTTATTCGTTCACCTGCAAGCTGATACATATATTTAGTTCTCTGCTTTGATGGCTTGCCATCTGTTGTTATTATTTTATCAAAGTTGCTTGATGTAGGTATGCCAAGACGTGCTTTTAGCCATTCATCTGTGCCTTGTATTGCATTATCCACTATCATTTAACACCGCCTTTTTTAGCTACAAGTGACATCTTAGCTTGTGCGAATTTATTGGCTGGAAGATGTTCAACTTCATCTATTCCGAAAGCTTTGCAAAAGCGTGATATATCAATACCTTTGTCATTAATAAGGTCTATCAACTCGCTTTTCTGCTCGTTTGTTATATATTGGACTGTGAAACTTTGGGCATCATTGTCGTCTCCAGTAGGAATATTCCATATCATACACATTAGATATCTACGGGCATATGATGTAGAAGAACTCTTACCATGTATTTTAGTCATGTTTGCGTTGCCTTTAATTCCTACGCCGTCCATAGGTATATCATAGTAGTAAGTTTCCTTGTGTCCTTCTCTATGCAGAACATCAGCGCATATTCTTATATGGTCATTTTTTGATGTTTCTCCTTCGTAGAATATTATAGCAAAGCCCTCTTTTGTATATACCGGCTTGGATTGCTTAATAATATCTTCAAGTGGTGCATATTTGCTGTGCGTTTGAGGATTAAGTTTCGTCTTCACTACTTTATCAATGTTGTTTTGTGCAATGACAAAAGACGCATTGAATATTTGTCTTGCCTTATCTGCCATATCCATACGTCTTAATATCAGCAACTTCTCCAACTTGTCAAGGTCAGCTCCTTTATCTATTGCAAGTTGTATAATTTCCGATGGCATTTTTTCTTTTTGTTCAATTATTTCGTTTGGCATAAATCCTCCTTTTTAAATTGCGTTTTGATTACCAATTAAGCACTAATCGGTAATTAACTGTCTTTATATTTATCAAACATAGCAACAGTTCTTTTTCTGCGCTCTCCTGAAAATTCTTCTGCTACCCATTCACCTGTGTTTTTATTGATTAAGGTATATTCATCTCTTATAGTATCTTCTGCTTCCCTCCAACAATCATCACATACCCAACGCTTGCCATTATCATCAATGCCTATCATATATTTATGATTATATATTTTTTTGCATTTGATGCAAGGAGAATATATATCAGGCTTTTGAATCATTTTGGCTTCCATTACACTTTGTTTGAATGAATTTAAACAGTCTTTGAGTAACGCCTCTGTGTTAGGGCAACCGAATCCTACGCATAGAATAATAATACCTATACAGACAGTCAATCCAATTACATTTTTCATTTTACCCCCTTATTTTTTCTCTTTGTAGATACTTGCTAAAAGACACGACTTGCATACCAATATGATACTACCAGCTACTTTTTTAGGTTTAACATATCGGCTATGACAGTATTTGCATTTCGGGATTAACATGATAACCTCCTTATTTAGTTTGAGTTTGTTTACATTGTTTACAAATCTAAGTATAATGATTTTTTTACCTTTGTCAAGTTTTTTTAAAATATTTTTATTATTTTTTGTCAAGGGTTTAATGAATTTATTTTATATGTTTTGTCGTCGGAAAAAATATTGTATCCTATTTAACTTAAAAAAATACAAAAAAATATGGTATACTTATTACATAGATTTTGGAGATACTATAATAATGCACGAATTAATAAGAGCTATTCTTTTGTCTGCAATTAAGGATAAAGATAAAATATTTATTAAAAGCAAAATTGCGAAAATTTTATATAAATCAATAAAAAAATAAAAATAGGTAATTTTAAAAAAATCAATTAAAAATATAGTAATAAAGAAGAGTTATTAAAACCTATTTTTACACATAAAATATAAGTAAAATACCCATAGTTATATATGGCTTACGCATTTTTAATGGCTATTAAAGCCTATTAAACTTTATAAAGTCTTTATATAACATAATAAAATATAATTATGTCAATAAAAGAGCCCAATAACGATAGCCCTACTAAGACAGTTCTAAGAGATTCCAAAGGCCGAATTGTGAAAGGGTCTATTCTTAACCCACATGGACTTCAGGGTAATAAAACCAATGGTCATGAAATTAAACAAAAGTTTTTTGATGCCTTTATTGAATTAGGCGGAATGGTAAGACTAAAGCAATGGGTTACGGAAGACAAAGCAAATGAGAAAGAATTTTACAAAATGATAATTTCCTCGCTGCCTAAAGATATAAACAACAATATTCAAAAAGATGTTCAAATATTAATTATCCAAAAAGATACTACGAAAGGCATTCTGCTTGGAGAATCCGATAATAGCCGAACCATTCCAATTAGAGTTTCTCAACAGTGAACATCGTTACCCAGCCTTAGTTGCAGGAATAGGCACAGGCAAGACAATGTTCATGCTTCTCAAAATTTATAATTTTTGCTTAAAATATCCAAAATCCTTAGCTTTAATTGTGCGCAAGGAGTTTACCGATTTAAGGGACTCAACCCTTAAGGACTTTGAATTTTATTTTAACGCCACAGTCGACTCAAATAAGGAGTATAAATTACAGAATGGGTCTATAATAATGTTTAGGCATGGAGCCGAATTGAACGTCCTTAAGAATGTAAATCTTTCTATATTTGGGATGGAGCAAGCCGAAGAATTTGAAAATGAAGAAACCTTTACCTTTTTACGTGATAGAATAAGGAGGAAGGGGTCACCCTATAGGCAAGGAATTATAATTGCTAATGCTCATGGACACAATTGGATATGGCGTATGTGGATTAATAACCCTTCGAGTAATAAATATCACATAATACAGGCTAATACCTTTGATAATCAAGATAATCTACCAGAAGATTTTATTTCGGATTTACAATCAATGGAAAAAGAAGCACCTGCCCACTATCAAAGATATGTAAAGAACTCACACGAAGACTTGGAAGATGCAGACTTGCTTATTTCTTACAATTTAATAGAAAAAGCTGAAAAGAATAGTTTTTTTGCAGAAGGAGCTAAAATCTTAAGTTGCGATGTAGCTCGTTTTGGCGATTGTAAGACTGTGTTCACAATCCTACAAAAAGCTAACATGGGATGGAAACAAATATATTTATCAGCGTTTTGCGGACAGGATACTGTTAGAACTCATGGAGAGATAATAGATTTAATGCGTAGGTATAATACAGACTTTCATGTTGTAGATGATATTGGAGTAGGCGGAGGGGTAGTAGATAACCTAAGAGCATCACAAGTTGAAAGGATTTTTCCCTTCAAATCAGGGTCTAATGCTATCAATACAGAAGAATTTTTTCATTTGCGGGATGAGTGTTACTGGGCTCTAAGAGAATTACTTAATAAAGGTGAATTACAATTAATACATAATGATGAGCAGACAAGCCAGTTGACATCTTTGAAATTCAAATATGACACTAAGGCCCGAAAAAAAATACTAAGCAAAGATGAAATGAGACAAATTGGGCTTAAATCACCTGATTATGCAGATGCTCTTATGATGTGTATGGTAGTTTTACATCAAGCACAGAATTTTTCAGCTAAGCCATATGTGCTATATGGTAAACGCAATTATTCTTATTATCCTATGAGTTATGGACGTAAGTTAGAATATACCCATACCCATTAAAATTAAAGGAGGCAATATGCCAAAAAAAGTAGAAAACATAAAAGAGACAAAAGCCGTAATAAAAGAAAAAATTGTAAAAATAGACAAACATGATGGTATAACAATACAATTTGGAGACAAGTCTATACTTATTACAGGGGATATTCAATTTATTAATGTTGTAGCATTGTTAGGTGAACATAATTTAAAAATTAATCTTGATAATAAAATAGATAATGTATTTGTTTAAATCTTCTCCTACTATTATTGGGCCTGTAGGAACAGGCAATATTAATCAAATACGCAGGCGTAAAGATTTTGGAAGCGCAAATAAAAAACGAGGCAAAAATAGAAGCAAAAAAAGTATACTACATAAAGTAGGGGCTTTATAATGGATTTTATAATAGACCGTAAAAAAAAGCGTTATAAATATGGAATGGATGAGCAATGGAATGACCCATTAGGCATAGAGCAAGCTCAAAAAAATAAAGCACGAACTATTGAATTTTATAAAAACTCTGATAATCTTATTGATAAGTTTGTTTGTAATGGCATTGGAACTGACGCAAAAAGCCTCATAGGAAAAAAAATATGGGCCATAAAAAGCGATAATAGCCGAATATTTGAAGGTTATATTGTGGGTGTTCATCCTTCAAGGCACATCATAATTAAAGTTAATGGCGAAAATATACCTATAAGATTTCAAGATGTCATTAGCATGGAGACATAAAAGTGAAATATACGAACGAACAAGCAATCGAATGCATTCAAGAAAGAATACAAATTACAGAACGTGCATGGAGAACCAAGCGAGACCTATACACAGAAATTTATTCTTTATACAGGTTTTGGACAAATACAGGTGATGGCATTGAAAGTGGCGAGAGGTCAAATATTTTCATTCCTTTAGTATTTTCTGTCATAGAAACCAAATTACCACGTATAATGCAGTCTTTATTAGGTCTTGACCCTCCTTTTGTTACAGAAGGACGCAATGAACGTGACCATAAAAATGCACAGTTCATGAGTGACGTTTTATGGTATCAAATGCAAGATGAAATTAATTCTTTTTTCCCATTGATGATGTGGTGGAAAGAAGCTCTTATGTATGGTGATTCATATATGTATGTTGGCTGGGATAGAGAAGAAGCGAATATAAAGCGTCGCATGCCTGATGTCTTCGCCAACGAAATTATAGGTTATGACTATAAAAACATCAAAGAAGTAGTGTATGATGGCATTGCATTGAATCATCTTGATATATATGACTGTTTTCCTGCTCCTTTTGGAGTAAGGATAAATGGGCGTGAATTTGAAAGGATGCCGTATTTTATTGTAAGAAGCGAGCCGACAGCTCAATATCTTAAAAGCTTATCCTCCAAAAAAAATCCTATTACAGGAAAATCAATTTTAGACCCTAAAGCAGTAAATGATATACTAAAACGATTTCCTCAAGGTTCTGGTGTGATAGATAGCACACGAACAGATAGAATGACTTATAATCGTATGTCTACATCACAAACAAGCGATAAATATGCACCAAGATATGAAATGTATACTATGTTTGAACATGACTGGTGGGTATCTTCGATAGAAGGCACTTTGGTAAGAAATTCAGAAAATCCATTTGGTGATAATAAAATACCAATAGTTCGTGCTTTAGATACGCCAGTGCCACATGAACATGCATCTATAGGTCAAATAGAACCTGTGATTAAGTTACAGTATTATGCTAATGACCTTGAGAACTTAACACTTGACTGGTTATTCAAGTCTATTAATCCTGGGTCTATAATAAGCACTACAAGTGGAATCAATATTCAAAAGTTCA